GATTGTAAACTCGTCAGTCGCTTACCAAAATACTGCCGATGGTCTCATCGTCATGAATGCTCTCATTCGCGAAATGAAACCCTCATATCAAGAATGAATATCCCTAACCTCGTAGAACCTCAAGAAATCCACTCAGATCGAGTATCTGGTGAAGGTAGACCAATATGTTGACTGAATCAAACGACTTAACCAATCACATTATACGAAGAATTAAAGACAATGGATGTTAACTTAGATGACATTTGCATAATCCGCATAAAATTAAACAATGATGAGATTGCAGAACTTATCGCCGGTGAACGCATCCTATTTGATATCGATCAAGCATTACAGATTGAAATCTATCATGTTCCCGATCTAAAATACCCCCCAAGAAAGCAATACTTGAACGGAGATGGACCAGATGAGCATTAACCCAGTACATTATCACACCACTATAGTCCCTCCGAATAGCCCCGAAATTATCCGTGCAATTCCTGTGCAATACACGTGCAATTATGACGCTGACGAATCAGAATCAGATGAAGATATTTCCACTTTTGTCGCTCCCCAATTGGTAACAAATCCGTTAGTAATTCTAGACAAAAGTAAACCAATTCCCATTCCAGTTAACAACATCAAGAAAGATGTAAACTCAGAATGGAACAATCAACACTGGGGCGATTAGCTATAGCTAATTTCAGCTATAACCCTATATAACTAAGAATAACTATGAAATGGAATCCCCATTGCGACTGCGGACAAGAGAAGTCTTATAATAAAAAATGGGATGCTTATTACTGCGATAAATGCAATGTTTGGCTTGAACCTTGTTGTAAAGATCCCGAATGCGAATTCTGTAAACATAGGCCAGAGAAACCGCAAAAGATAAAAAAAGAATCTCTTGATAGAAAAAACAACAGCAAATAACATAAGGCTTAACACATACCGAGACTTACAGCATGCATAAGAAAATTAAAGCTATCGAAAAAACAAATGCAAAAGAAGGCAAGCAACTCAAGTCATTAGAAAAGCTTGACAAAAAACAAGATAAAATGATCGCTAAATCTAAAAAGAAAATAAAGAAATAATGACTAGACGTGCAATAATGTTTCACAATAAGAAACATAAAACAAAAAAAGTTGTATTAGTTGATTGTGATGATGATTGTATAAACGAAGACCAATACAAACGACTCATTAAGTTTCTTTGTGGTGATAAAAATTGTAATTGTGGTGGAATCAATGGACCCGACAATAAATACACTATTACCCAATGTGAACCTTCTAAATATCTGGTAACCCCAGCTTAAAATGAATGTAGCTAAAATAAACACACCAGGAAAATACGTATTCGGTAGGCCTGCCATGCATGATATTAAAAAGCTTGCTGAGCATATCGAAGAATGGTCTAAAAACCCAGTCAATTACGATATATTAGCTTGGATTGACGAGGTTGATATAGACCCCCGTCTACCTAGTGTGTGGGCTAAAAATGACGAAAACTTTGCCGTAGCGTATTATAAAGCAAAGAACCGTATAGCCCAAAGACGCACAGAAATGGTCATGACTGACGGAATGCAATGGAACCTATACAATAAGTATCAGCATAATTATGACATCCACAATAAAATCTTAGACTTCGAAGATATGCAAGTTATAGAATCTATGAAAAAGAACGATGACACCTCGAAACAACCTGTAACAGTCTATATAAATGACAAGCTCGTTAACAGTCAACCTCCCTCATAACTTCACACGCCGCCCCTATCAAGACGAGATCATCAAACAACTTGATGCAGGTATTAAGAAAGTTGTATGGGCATGCCATCGACGGGCAGGAAAAGATCTCACTATATTCAATTGGGTTATTCGTAAACTTCATGAAGTGGGCTTTATTGGTGCTGATTGCTTCTATGTATTTCCCTCCTATGCGCAAGCCAAGAAAGCAATATGGGATGCCTCCAACAGCGATGGCTTTCGTATTATAGACTACGCACCTTCAGCGTTAATCGCTCAAAAGAATCAACAGGAAATGAAAATAAGGTTTAAGAATGGAAGTTTGTTTCAACTTATTGGCAGCGATAATATCGATAGCCTTATGGGGACAAACCCCAAGATTGTGGTGTTTAGTGAATACGCACTGCAAGACCCAGCGGCTTGGGATTACATTCGACCTATTCTTAAAGTTAACGGTGGTTACGCTATCTTTATTAGTACTCCACGTGGTCGTAATCATTTCTATGAATTATTTCGTACCTCACAAACCACAGAAGGATGGTGGGGACAAAAGCTCACCATCAAAGACACAAACGTTTTAACCTGGCAAGATGTTGAACAGGAGATGAAAGACGGCATGTCCGAGGAGTTAGCATTACAAGAGTATATGTGTAGCTTTGACCGAGGTATTGAGGGTTCTTACTATGCAAAATTGATAAATAAAATGAGAGAAGAGGAGCGGATTTGTCCTATCAATTACGATCCTTACAAACTCGTTCACTGTGCCGCGGATTTAGGATGGGATGATTCAACAGCAATAATATTCTTTCAGATTTCCGGTGACACTATAAAGATTATAGATTGTGAAGAAAGATCATCCACAACATTATCAGAATGGAAAAAAATATTAATAGATAAAGGTTATAAATATGGTGTTTACCTTTTCCCTCACGATGTTGAACAAATAGACGGATTAGGTTCGGGATGCACACGAAAAGAAATATTAGAAGACCTACAAATACCTGTCACAACTGTACCTAAGGCATTAATAGCAGATGGTATAGAGACAGTTAAAGCACATCTTTCATCTAGAATCATGATTGATTCAAAGAAATGTCAAGGATTATTGAAATCACTTGAAAACTATCATAGAGAATGGGATGATAAGCATAAGGTTTATGCAAATAAACCAAGACATGATTGGGCAAGTCATTATTGCGATGCAATGAGGTATCTTGTTCAAGGTCTAAAGTTTATCGCTAATTCAGGTTCAATCGAAAATGACGCAAAAGCAGTCCGAAACTACTTCAGCTAATATATGTGCTAATTGTGGTGGATATAGGGAGCCTAGAGGTAGTTCAAAAACAATATGCCAACCTTGCTATAGAAAAGAACATTTGAAGAATCGTCCCACCTGGTATATTGAACAGCTAAAAAAATCTAATAAAGCCAAAAGAGATGCTGTAAGAATAAAAAGAGAATTACCATTAGAACAGCCAAGATGCATTGCTGAAAAAGGGCAAGGATGTACAGAACCAAATGGTTATAGGACTATATTTCTACCAGAATATAAAAAAGGAAAAAATAAAAATGGAAGAGTGTTAGAGCATGTTTATGTGATGTCGATGCATTTAGGAAGATATCTAGCAAAACATGAAAATGTTCATCATAAAAATGGTATTCGTGATGATAATAGAATTGAAAACTTAGAATTATGGAGTAAAGCCCAACCTCCAGGGCAACGAGTAGAAGATAAAATAGCATTCTACAAAGAATTTCTTGAACAATACGGATATAAAGTTGAAAAAAAATAAATATCTAGTTAATTCACAGATTACCAAATACTCAGGTAATTCTTTTGAAGAACGCCGATCCAATCCTATACCCATCAAATGAAATAGATCGCTCACTTGCGCAAGCGAGACAGAAAAACTATTCTGATTGCATTAACATACTGCAAACGCAGTGGTATCAAGCCGACGTAGATCAGCGTTTTGCAATGGGTGATCAAGATATCTGGGGTTTAATCTTCCCGGGTGTGGCCACCTACCGCAGAAAGATGTTCAATTTCAATATTATCAACCCAATCTTGCAAGCTATCAGTGGACAGCAGCGCCAAACTCGTAAATCAACTATCGCAATACCTGTTCATGGCGGTATGCAAAAGACTGCCGATCAGCTTACTAAATGCTTGTATTACGTGCACAATCAATCAGGGGCTTATCAAGTATATTCTGATTGCTTTGAACAAGGTGCTTTGACGCAAGGTATAGGCTTTATTTCGATCTTTAAAGATACAACAAATGACCCTGTGTCGGGTGATATCAAACTGCGCTATATAGATTTCAAAAGCTGCCTATGTGATCCCTTTTTCCGTAAGCATGATATGTCCGATGCTAGATTCTTTTGGACTAGACAGTTTTTTGGTAGAGAGGAAGCGGCTCAACTTTACTCCAATTTCCATGATGAAATAATGTCACTGCCAAAAGGAACATATCGCGATGACAAATTCTATTATATGCCAGAAGTCTACCAGATTCAATTTCCTAATATGGTTGCCCTAGATGAATATTGGTATGCATCTACTCGTGAATGCGAATATCTCATAGATAAAGAGACAGGTGAGACACAAGAATTCTTTGGTGATGAAGAGGATGCCCGAGCAATCATGCACCAATTCAAAGATAGGCTAAAGATAGTAAAGAAAACCAAGCCTACAGTTCGCAGAAGCATAATACTCAATGACAGGACACTAATTGACGAGGCTAATCCCTATGGTATTGACCGATATCCTTACGTTCCTATGCTCGCTTATTTTACTCCCGATACTCCTTATTATGCTTATAAGTTTAGGGGTATTGTTCGTGATATGCGAGATGCTCAATATCTTTTTAATCGAAGGAAAGTCGCTGATCTTGACATTCTGGAAAGCCAACAGCAAGGGCTTAAAGTCAAAAAAGGTGCGCTTGTTACCCCCGATGATAGTCTTAATACAGGTAATGGCCGTGTTCTATTTATAGATCCCAAATTCCAAATGCAAGATGTTGAGCCAATGCAAATTGTGCCTCCCTCCCCTGTTATGCTTCAAATGGAAGAAATGTTAATGAAT